TGGTGGGCATCAATCGCGCCCTTGCTCGCTGGCCTATTCTTGGCGACTGACGGGTTGCACGGTGCTGTAGGCATCGCCGATTCCATCCGCACCGGCACCGGCATGACTGCGCCTGTCTTGATCAACATGGGCTTGGCCGGGATTGGACTGCGCGGGGCAATGGGCTAGTGGGCTGGCTCAACATCATCTTCGGTTTATTCAAAGGCCCGCTTTCCCGCGTTCTGGACACGGTTGACAAGAAAACCGAGGCCGGGATGGACCGGGATAAGCTGAAAGCCGACATTATCAAAACTCACTACGCCACGCGGGCCGGGTTCATGCAGGCCGGGGGCTTCTGGCTTATGCTGCTATTTGCGGCCCCGCTGGCCTTCTGGTTCGCCGCTGTGTGCGTCTACTCGGTTTTTTGGTGCGCAGGGTGCGCGTTTCCGCAAGCGTGGACTGTAGCAGCCCTGCCACCTCCGTTGGATGAATGGTCAGCGCAGATTGTCATTGCAATCTTTGGCGTGGCTGGGCTGACACGGTTTGCCCGCCGGTAACTGCGACGATAGCACAGTAGACACAACCGCAAGGCGCGCTATGATGCGGATATGTATAGCCCGGATGTCTTGAGATTCTGGCGCAGTCCTAAACCGGACGAATTTACACCTGACCCCCGCTTAGACGACGAAATGCGCCGGATTCGTCTGGTCGCTGCTGAAGGGCGGGCCGCGTATTGGCAGGCGGAAGTTGACCGCTTGCGCGCGAAACTGAAATAAGGAATCCCCAATGTTCAAAATATCCTGGCGGCTGCTTTCGCGGTAGTCGCAACACAAGCCGACGCACAATCAATCGAATGCGGCCCGACAAACATGATCGAATTCACCCTCAAGGGCCGGTTCGCTGAGGTTGTTCAAGACGCGCATATTCTCAGCGGCATTGGTCTGCGCGTTTGGGCCAATCCAAAACGTAAAACATGGACGCTAACCGGAAGTGATGGGTTGGGCCTGACTTGTGTGCTATTCACGGGCAAGGGCGCGGGACGGCCAGCGTTAGAATACTTCACGGCGGTCCTTGGCCAGCCAACTTGAGGAACACGACATGAGCATGGGCATATCCGGCGACATGAAAATCGGCATCAACCGGGTAGGTGGTGGAGTAGCTGCTACTGTAGCTAACCAATCGGCTGACATGGGCACGACACAGCCTGTTGGTACTGGTGGATGGCGTCCGGTTGATGCGACAGGATTTCGAGTTGCCTTATCTTCGTACGATAGCCTCATTAGTGGTTCGCTTGGTTCACACACGCCGGTTATTGTCTCTGGCCGTTTGGAGTTTACCGGCGCTGACGGTGCGCCCGATGCGGCTGTTCTACAATGCACCACCACAACCGGAAAGCAGTTCAATGCTACGATAAATTCCGAGGCAAGTGTTTGGTATTGGGTGCCGGATGCAACCGCATCTGGAGAACTCGGGGAGATTATAACCGCTGTTATAGCGAAGGCCGGAGGGTATTGGGACGGCTACTCAGTCAAAGCTCGCGCAGGCGGTGACCAGCTATGGGCGGGGGAGTTTACGGAGGTTTCGGGGCGTACTAATTACGCTTTGACTAGCACTATGACGGTAACGTACGAAGACACAACGTCCCGACCGCGCATGGTTATCGGCACCGGCTCAGATGCTAACACAAAGACATTACTAGACATCCAATTTTTACACTTCGAGGGCGTAGACTGGTTGGCTCAGTTTGAACCCGGAACCCTCAACGGGGATGGAACTAGGACTGGCAGTGATCCAGATAATGCGGGTGGGTTGTACTTTCGCGGTACTATCGGCGATGTGACCTTCAACGACTGTATTTTTGATGGTGGTCTGTCAGCCATCTATGCGGAACACGGCGCTGCGTTTGACAGTAAATGGGGTGGACACCTCATGCGAGCCAACTCTGGCCCGGTTTGTGCCGGAACATTCACAGTCACGAACTGCACATTCAAAGATGCGTCGCGCGGCTTGTCTTTGTGGGACTGCACGACTGGAAAGATGGTATTTGAGCATAATACTTTCACGCAGTTCACACAGGATTTTGCAAGGTTCGACGGGGCACATCCTAATGGTTCAAAGTTCAATTTTAATAAGATGCACACGCCGCGCAACATCACGCCCCCGGAAGTTTCCGTTATCTCAATAGACACTGGCACAGACCAGATGACGCTGAATAGTGATAAGTTCGGTGCTGCAACGGATACATTCCTATTGAACCTATCGGAGAGCACGACAACAATCCCTGCGGGCCTTAACTACCCCGGCGTGGGTGGTGCAAACGACTACACAGCGACGATTGTATCAGTAGGTAGCGGCGAGACGATCATCTCGCTAGTTGAAAATATCACAAGTTCGGGATCAAATGTCTATGTCAGAGTGGAACCGGCTCACGCCGACTTCTTGCAGGCTTATCAGGTCGGTAAGGTAGTCGACGATTGGGAAATTATAGGTAACGATATCTTCTCAGAGGCTAACCAAGATGGTGTTTGGATGCAGATGATCTTCCTTGAGGATATCGCTGGCAGCGGCGCAGATAATTGGCGTAATGATCCAATCGTAGCCCTCAATCGGATGTATGGTGGTGTTGCCCAAGGCATATGGCTCTATGCGTCAATCAGAGGTATTCTAAGTGACAACCTGACTGTTGAGGACGCCTCCGCAACTTCCTCCCCAACTACGTCTATTAAAACCCATTTTACAGCAGCACCGTCTTTAAGTTTGTTTCACAATAATATCGGACAGTCATTCGATAACTCAGGCACAGGTACAGGAACAAATAAGACGGTTGCATCAGGTGGCGAAAGCGCGAGTGGTTACTTTAGCGGCGGCACAGGTGATTACACGCCAACGACCTTTGACGAGTTTGTATCAAGGTATATCCGCAATGACTTGGATGGTGTTGTGGATTACGACGCTGGAACTTACGATATGCCGTCGATCAATACTTGCACCATGCCTGCATTCACTGACGACACAGGGGCAGTGGTCAGCACCCTGACGACGCAAGGGCCGGTGCAGATCACCAGTCCTCTCAACAGCGCAGGAGGGGCCTCTAGCTATGGAGTGCTCGCATCTGTGCAGGGCGGTAGTGGGGCACCAGAATTACGCATTACGTCTGATGTCGGGGGTTCTACGGTTATCACCGATTGGCAGACTGCACCCGCAGTGATCGAAGCAAACGAGTACCTTTGGGTCAGAGACACATCGTCAAGCAGTGCGTCCACGCAAACAGATGTTTTTGTGAGGGCCGGTAGGTCATACGACACATGGTCAATCACGACCGCCGCCGCTTTCATCTATTCCGAAGATTTCAGCACCGATAACACGGGTGATTTTGAGGCCACTTCGACGGGTACAATTGCGTATGACTCTGGCGGGACCGCATTAAGGTTTAGCCCATCGGCAACTTCATTTGAGGGTGTGTGCAATTCTGCGGCAATCACAGTCGTTAGCGGGCAGGATTACCTTTGCACACTCAATATCAGGAATGACGATATATTGGGTGAGGCCGCGCCTAGTCTCGATGTAGTTTACGGGACTACGGTGGGCGGCTTTGAACTCTTAGCCGGTGCTGATCGTATCTTTCAGGACATCACTATGGAGGTAACCGACACTATTACCGCCAGCGGCACATCCCTCTATATAACGGTACGGCGCAGAGGAACTACGGCTATGGACCCCGGATATTTCTCTATCCTTGATATACTTGTCGAAGACGCCTAACCCCACGCTTGCGATGACCGGGCGTGGGGGAAGCGTCCTTTATCTAACTTTGATTTCATCATCTGGATTGAGGTCGAACCGGGCGCAAAGTTCCTGCGAATATGTTGACCCTAAACCGAACAAATCCATGATGATGGCCCACCGAACCTGCCTGCGTTGGCGTGGCCGTGCGTTGGCCACGGCGCGGCGCAATAGGTCTTCGTCGCTTATGTCGGATACGGGCATGGTCGGTCCTTTACGTGATAGTTAAATCCGGTGTCCCTTGAACAACTTTCCGGGGCGATATCCGGCTCCGAATTGTAGGGATTTCCGCTGTGCGCGAGTGTAGCGTTGACGGTATTGCCGTCGCTTGGCGCGGCGCAGCTTTTGTTTCAGTTTTTGGTTCCGCCGATTTTCGTCAAAGATCCGCTTCGGGAGGATGGCTTGGTTATGTGGTGCGGGCTGAGACGTGGGCGCAGGCGGCAGGTTATGACCGATGCCAGCCAACCCACCCAGGGCCATCGCTGCCGCTCCTGCTAATAGTATCCTGCGCATTTTCTAGGCGTCCTTTACGGTTGAATTCTTGCGGCGGGCGTTAGCCGCTCGTCAGCGTCCAAAGTGACGTGGTGCAACTTCGCTCCGATTGACTGCAATTCATCAGCCAAATCCCGGATATTTTGGAACGCGCTGACGTGTGAGGCATCAATACCGAACTGGAAGCTAGCTCGCACTTGGAACCGGGCGACAGCCTCTAAGGCACGGGACGCTTTAGACATTGCCTGTTGCATCATGTCGGGGTCAGGTTTCATGGACGGTCCTTTACGTGGCTTGCATGTTGGCAAGGATTTCGTGGCGTGAATTTCGGTCAAGCCAAACATCGAAAGCGTCTTGGCAGAACACCTTTGCGGCGTTGTCACCGGGGGCCGAAACGTGCATTTTATGAAAGCTGATGACCGCCTTGGCGTTAAGGCATCCGCCGTTCGCGTCCGCCACAATCGCGTCAACGTGCGGTCTGATCTGGTCGGTCAGTGTATCCATGATGGCGTCCTTTAATCGTTTGAAGTGCGGGCACCGCATTTGGAGCATTTTAGATAGGCTGTGGTGCCGGGAACGCCCTGGTATGAGTGTTTGCAAACCTTCTGCGCCTCTTGCTGTCTCAGGCTGGCCCGCAGGCGCTCAGCGCGTTCCTGTAGCGTTTCTCTGAATTGGTTATCCCATGCGGGGCGTGGCATAATCTGGTCCCTCGGTTGGTGTTCTATTCTGTCTACACGTTCGATAATAGGCTATTGAGCACCTGGTTGCAATCACAAATCAGCACCTTGACAGCACCATGTAGACGCACGCATAAGTGCTGAAACATGAGGTGTTGAAAATGGCAACCAAACGATCCGTGGTTAACTGGACCGATGAACAGCATGACCGCCTGCAAAAAGCGGCGGACGCGCTGGGCCAAACCATCCCCCAATACTGCAAGTCTGCGGCGCTGGAAAAGGCGAGGCGGATTGATGACTAAGACAGCCCTTTACCGCTTCTACGGCGAGGATGACGCCTTGCTCTATGTCGGCATGTCGCAATGCCCGTTCCGCCGCTCTAAGGGGCATGTAGGCGCGGCTTGGTACTATGACGTGCGGCACATGGAGGTCGAGTGGTTGGACAACCGCGACGATGCGGCCACGGCAGAGATGATTGCCATTGATCGTGAGCGCCCTCGGCACAACAGGGCGATGACGCACACGCCGCGCAGACTTGCCGTTTCGCCACCCGCGCCCAAGGTCCGTAAGGTCTACGCCAACATGGGGCCGCATCTGCCGCCGTTTCAGGGGCCTATTCAGGGCTACACATACTCGGTTGGTTTACCAGACTTTAAGCCGCCGACTGTCCCACCGAACCGAATGTTTGATTGTGACGCCGCCTCTATTGATCTGGCAATTAAAGTCTGCCGTGCTGGCGATGTGATCTACGTTGACCCGCGCGTTGCGGTTTCAGATCGCGAAATAGACGGCGCGATGCTTGACGGCATCCGCATGGTGATAACGTAAACCGCAATCAGGCAAACCGGGTTTGCAACTACAGCCGCAATCCCGATGACAGAACTTTGGAATGAAGGAGCCTGACTGATGCCAGATATGACCGACGCAGAAACAGCCGCCCACATACGAACATGGCTTGCGAAGCCACATGGGGCGTTCTCATGGCCGACAGATATATGCGGATATGATCAACACATGAAATTTGTGACGCACAGGAATGAAAACTGGAATGGCAAAAGCCAATCCGATTTTCCGAAGTTCGTTTCCGACTACGCCGATGCGCTTGAAGCGCACAAACCATAATTGGAGTGATGAGATGACACGAATGATGTTTGCAATACTTCTGGGGTCGCTTTCGATTGCGACCCGTCTTTGGCCGGAGTGGGATGGGTTTCTTGGTTGGGCATCAATGACCCCAGGCGAGGCGAAAATACTTGCCGGGGTTTATTTAACCGGCGCTCTCGTTCTGATCGGCAGCCACCCAAAGCCGAACAATCCATGAAGGAGGGAATCGAATGCCAGCGGAACATGAGTACCGAGAATGCGCAAAGTTGGGCCTTACCAAAGCTGAAACCGCGCGGCGTCTAGGTGTCTCCAAGGTTTCTGTGACGCGCGCCGATCAGCGGCACGGGCCAATGGGATTCCGTGTCGTTGGAAATGGCCGTGTCGGAATCCCGTTCAAGCCCAACCCAGAACTGACGCAAATATTGGAACGGGCACGGTCTCTCGGGGCAACTGTCGCAAGTGTGGCGCGGGCGCTTGGTGTATCACATGAAAGCGTTAGGATTGCGTGCCGTGCGCGCGGCATTTCTTTGCGAGATGGCCGTTCGAAGCGCACACAGAAAAATAGGAGCAAACCAAATGACGAAAGAATATGCGATACAGGCCCTTATTGCCTTCTTTGAGGCGGCGCAGGAGGATGGCGCTGTTGACGATGTGATAGGCGATGACGACGATGCTCTGGAATGGAGCCAGCCGTCGGATGGCGTTACTATGACCTACGGGACTATGCGGCAAGCGGCTATGGCTGTTGGCGCTCTTAAATCGAAAGAACGTGTTTGATGATAGGGTCAACCCATTGCTGGTCATATGGGAAAACTAAACAACCATTCTAAGGAGGAACTGATGGCTGAATTTACAGGTTTAGTGCTGGCATCATGGCAGGCGGCTTTGAAGGCGGGCGGTGATGGCGAAGGGGCTACGAGTATCCTGGCTTCTGCGCTCGCCTTCGCCGCTTCTGACGCAGGCTTGCCTATCGACGAAGTGCTTTCCCGCGTCAAGGACGACCATGCCACGGCGGAAATCGCCAAACCGAACAGTTCTTGAAGGAGTGAGACGATGGACGATATCGAGCCGGTCGGAATCTGCGAAAGCTGCTCTAAGCCAATCCATGAAGGCGATCAATACGCCCCCTGCACTGACGGCATTATGCTCTGTAAGGAACATGCGCCAAACTACAGTGATGTGCAGCGGCAATATCGGGAACTTGTCGAAGCCGGTAAAGGTGACGGCGAAATGCGGGACTGCGCCGAACTAGCGGAAGACCTTGCGTCGATCACTGCGCGGATTAAGGAGGATGGCGACGGCAAGGTCTTGTACGTCGCTTGAAACCACACAACCACTCTGAGGAGGCATGAAGGGTGTCTACCAGCATTGCTCCAAAAAGCACCTTCATCGCTATGCGGCTGAGTTTGAATTTCGCTACAATAATCGCTTAGCAAATGGCGTGGATGACAGCGCCCGTGCGGGACGCGCCTTAAAATCCGTTGTGGGCAAGCGACTTACCTACGCAAATTAGAAAAAGTAAAAACGCTGAGGGTCGCGGAATCGTTACGGCAATCTTTTCTTCCACGTAAACGAATCTAGTTCATTATGGAGTTGTGGAATTTGGCAGATAAATCCCTGCAAGGCGGTTCGTCTGAACTGTGTCTACCATTCTCACGACAGGGGGCGGCTTGCCGCCCCCTGAAAGCCTCAGCCGAGGTTTGGCAGTTCAAGTTGCTGCGGGCCTTCATCCCGCTTCACCTTGATTCGAAAGGCCTTAAGGCCGTACTGCCTAGCAAATATACGCTTCCCATTACGGAGGCGAATTGACGCGCGGTAGATGTAGCGCGCTTCGAGATTGTCCATAGTGATTCTCCTTTATGGACAGTGACACCGCCTCCCACACTCCAGTTTTCGACGACAGAAAGTGTGGGGGGTGGCTTATCTGGTGCCAAACCATGGGATATCCTACCGGGCAGTGGGAGCATTGCACCGCGTCTCGACCGCAAATTTTCGCCAAACCGAACACCACTTGAGGGAGCGGCTTCTGATCGGAATTATTACAGCCCGCCTATTTCCAAACCGGATCGTCGTTGAAGCGACGATAGGACATTCCCCGCTTTTTTGGCGCGATGCCCATGCGGCGATTTTCCTCGCGGCGCACCTTGGCCAGCACGGGCGCGCGTTCCTTTGTCTTTATCTTGTGGCAATCGTAACGGATGCACTGACAGTTTTCGAGGCTGTTATCAGCGCGTAGGGCGTCTTCAATGGCGTGGTCATATTCGGGCCTGCCCTTTGGATGTTCAGTAAAAGGTTGTTCACAGCCGCACTCACAGATTCCATCCGCTCGTGCATACGCGGCCTTCTGGGTGGCTACCGAGAACTCAGCGCGACTCATGCCTCGATTCTCGCAATCTCGTAGGGCATCAACGGTTTTCCAGTCACGACCAGCCCAGCCCAATTAATGATAGTTCCGTATCCGTGCGTGCGCTCGATAACGACACCACGAACAAGCCGACCGCTTGGGAGTTCAACGAGTTCTGTCATATTGAGACCTTCTGACCCATCTTAGCCAATTCCTCGGGCTCAACTCCGATCAGGTCGGCCAGCCATTCGAGAATGTCCTGCTTGGACTTCTGAAAGGTTTCGGCGCCCATCGCAGCATTGGATTGGCTGTGAGGCGTCGAGCAGTAGACAACCGGCCCCTCTACGGTGGTGATAGCATACCCGCTCAGTCTGCGCGCGGTCTGGTCGACAAAGGCTGCGACACGTTCGGCACGGGACTCGGACCCCAGGGCGATCATGCTCACGTCACAGTGGCCTGTTGCGATCAGCGCGTGCTTGCGCAGGGTTAGTGCACTCACGGCGTAGGGCGCGCCTCTTAGGTTCTCTGGCAGATTGTACCAGGCCTGCCCTACGAAAGCGAAGGCGTGCCTGTGCGACTTGCTCGACCGATCGGGGTCAAGATCCACCGCGACAACCTCGCCCTCGCCCAGCCGGTCAGCCAGCTGCGCCGTGGAATAGTTCCCATCTGGCACAAGTGACTGGCCGGTGTAGACGCAGCGGATCAGGTCGGAGGTTCGCATCACTCAAGCTCAAACTCGGCGAACAGCGCCTCAAGGGCTTTCGTGTCGGCCTCGTCCAGCGCGTCGATCTTCTCGGCGTAGAAGTTGCGCGTTGCATCGACAGGCGCACCATCTTCCAGATCACTACGCAGGGCAGCGAAGAACGGCGGCGTGGTCGCGTTGTCACCCTTCGACTTCTCCGCCGTCTTGGTCTCTGGCTTCTTCTCGGCGGGGCTCTCGTCATCAGGATTGTAGTCGACCTTCTCGCGGGGCTTTGGTTCGGCCTTCTTCTTGGGTTCAGGTTCAGGTTTCGCCTTGGCTTCGTCCTCGATCGGCCCGTCATCCTCATCCTCGGTGACGACGGATCCGTCGATCGTGGCGCCCTCATGGGGGTTCATGGCAAACTTGGCGTAATCCACATGGCGGTCGCCGTCGTTGTCGATTGAAACCGCATCCTTAAAGTCGACGGACAGGGGCAGGTACTTCGCCAGCGCGCGGATTGCGGTTTTCTTGGCCATCGCGTCCTCATGCGTGAACCATGGGCTGTTCTGGGTCTTGTTGAACTTCACAGCAGATTGCCAACCTTGCGACCCATCGCGGATTTTCAGCACGCGCGCCCACGGCAGGACCACATAGGCATGGCCGCCCTCGACAAACTTGGCGATGGCATAGGCGTGCAGGGGTTTGCCGTCCTGCGGGCCGGGAATGTGGCGAAGTTGGGCCTCGGTGCCTTCCTCGTACTTCCACATCTCATCGTCATCATAGTGGATGTTGGCGGAGATGCTGGTGATGTGACCGGAGCGGCGCGCAAGGTCGATTAAACCTTTATATCCAATGATGACTTGAACCTCGGGGATCTTCACCCACTTGCCGTCGATCTTACGGCTATTGTCGAACGGAATCAGATACGCATGCCCAAGAACCGTATTCGGCTCTAATCCGAGGGCCGCGCACTGCATTAGAGCACCCAAAAACGACAGAGGTTCGCAGTTCTGCAGCTTGGGTGTCGTGCGGATCGCATTGGCGGTGACGCGCATCAACCGCTCGGGGCTCATGTGTTTAGCGGCAACGGCGGCCAGTTGCTCGCGCGCCTGATCGTTCTGTAGTAACTCGCGGACATCGCCGCACTGGCGCAGAGGCTTTTTTGCAATTGCGGTGTTCATATCATACAGCCTTCATGGTTACGGTGATTTTAGCACCGGGGATTTTATCGACCTTGGCGTCGAAGTCTTTGGTGCGCGCTTCGCGGGCTGCGAGGTTGCGCAGGCACTCCAGAAGGTCGGGGTGTTCCTGGTAGCGCATGAACAGCACACGCGGGTTCGTCACGGTGACCTCGATCACGGGGCGCAGGGCTGCGGTGCGGCCGCCACCACTGGATGACGACACCTTACTGGTGGTCTTAGCCAGCCGTTGCGCGTCTGCTGCGGCCTTCTCGGCGGCTTTCGTCGCGGCCTCGGCGTCGATCTCGCCTGAGATATCATTGCGCGCGGCGGCCTGCTTGGCCTTTTCGTCAGCCTCGACCTGCATTGCTCTAGCGGCGTCTTGCTGGCGTTTAACCTCGGCCAGCCGTTTGGTCTCTTTGGCAATCAGCCATGCGGAGAGCAACGGTGTGACCTTCGTGACGGCGCGCAGCATCTTGTCGATGATCGGGACATATGCGGCCTGCACGGCATCACCGGCATCATTGTGCGGCTTCTTCGCCACCTTGCGCGCTTCATCGGTCGCGGTCTTGCGCTTCTTGGTGCCGCTGATGAAGTCGTTCAACTTGGCGGCCTGATCCTCGGTAGTGATCGGGCCAGCCTCAAGCCATTCAGCCGCGGCGTCGAGGAATTGCGCAGCCTCGATGTTCAGGCGCTCGACCTCGGCGGGATCATATGGTGGAGGGTTGTTGTCGCCAATCGTGGCGAGGGGGTCTTGGTCGGTCATCGTCTATGCTCCTGGTCGGGTGGGTTTCAGCGATAAGTCGATTGATGCGTGTGTCGCAGCCATTTCCGCGTCCGTCCGGTGCAGATCAACAAGCGCGTCATAGTCCTCTTGGCTGATCGGCTGGCAGTAGGTCCAAATCCAGATGGGGTTCGATGGCGCGCCGTTGGTCTCGGCGGCCAGAACTTCGTCGGACTGCAACTTGCCGGTGTCTGGGTCGACATCCTGCGTCAGAAAGATGCGGACAGGCACCCACGGGCCGTTCTTGACCATGCGCCGCCTGTACCATCCCGGTTGTGGTTCGCCCTCGTAGCGGGGCGTTCTGTCGTCCAGAAGGGCGGAGCGGTGCCATGCGTACATGGTGTCATCTGGGGTGGGCTCGTTCATTTCGGTTGCCTGTTTTCAATCAGCGCGAAAACCTTCGCCCATGTAGGCGCGTCCATCCGCAAGGCGGCGCGCATCGGATCGCGGTGGAATTCAGCGGTGGCGGGGCGGTCCAGCACGGTGTCAACCTCGTCTAGGCCGTGCATGATGCGGAGCATATTTTGAAACCGAGCGGCGGTCATGTCAGCACCACAAGCGCGACCACACCAATCCCGATCAACGCAAAAATGCAGAGAACGGACAGCGCGACCACGCCCAATGCGTCTATAGGGTCATTGCCGGGATCTGTGGGCCGGGGCTTGGCGTAGGATAAGGGATCACGCATTGGCTTGCTCCAGTTGGCGCACGTCCAACCAATCACGTGCCAAGCGCGCATCACAGGAGTCAGGGCTGGTCAGCAGCGTATTCGCCGCCATTTCCAACTCAGGGTCGAAGTAATCCTGCGGATGATGCAGTGTTGCGCGGGCCTTCGCCATCTCGTCGGCGGTGAAGATGACGCAGGGCGGGCGGTGGCCGGGGCGGGCGTGAAGTGGAAGCGGCATGATCTTTCCTCTCAGGTTAAAGCAGTGAAAACGATGTGTGCGATTACGATAGTCGTCAGGCAAATACCCGAGACCACGAGAATAAAAAGGCCGGGAGCGAGGGACACGCCCCCGGCAAGTTGCTGCTCTACGGTCGGCAGACCCGGAGCAGGGGAGTGATCTTTCATTGGCTGGCCCTCGCCAGTTCGGCGGCGTCGAGCAGATCAGCATCAATGCGAGATTGCGACACGCGAACCGACCGCCATCCAGACCCACTACAATCCGGGCAGGGCGCAGCGATAGTCACGCCGGGCGTTGAGCTTGGCTCAAATACCACGCCATTTTTGCAGCGCGCTCGGCAGAAGTCGGATGGGTCGATGATGTAGGGTGTGGTGGTCATCAGTTCACCCCCGCCGGGGCGCGCTCTGCTTCTTGCAGCCAGCCACGTCTGATCCGTCATTCCTGAGGTACGCACCCACCCACCTTACGTTGGTGCGCGTTTTACGCATTCCAGCGTGCCAAAGTTTGCGCTGCGCCTTAGTGTGCGACATGGTTGGTCCCTTCTTGCTCATCGTCTCATCCTCTCGTTTGTTCGTCACGATAAGGCCATAGCGTGGCTACGTTGTCAAGTCGGGTTTCAGGCAGGTTAGATATTGCGTAGCCACGTGACTTGTGTATGATGCCGTCATGGCAAAAGAACACTTTATCCGCGTTCGCACCACGCCCGAAGAACGGGATCGTTGGAACGCGGCAATCGCGACTACCGGGCGCGACCTATCCACGGTTGTGCGCGCATCTCTTGATCGGCTGACCAAGCAGGTCGAGAAAAAGCAGCAAAGCGAGCGCCCATGAGCCGCCGCACCCTCCCAGACCGCCGCCCTTCAATCACCCAGCGCGTCACATGGGGGGAGCGCAAGTTCCACATCACCATCGGATTGGACGGCGGGCGACCGATGGAAGTTTTCTACAGCGATGGTATGAAAGAAGGCACGGATCTGCGCAACACGGTGCAAGACGCCTGTGTGCTGGTTTCCCTGCTTCTACAGCATGGCGCCACGCCCCGAGACATCAGCAAGAGCCTGTCCGACGTGACCGCGATATCTGCGGTGGTCGGCGCACTGGTGGATTTTCACCCCAAAGAGGAAACCTGAAATGCCCTTCACCGACATTGCCGCCGTTCCAGCACCACTACCGCCCGGAACCGGGTTATCGTTCTCGCTACGTGTTGGAGCCAATGGTAGATCCACGGTTCGTATTACGATTAGGGCCGACCAGCAGGTCAAATATTTCGGCGGCCCGATTGCGGGTAAGAAGTTCAGCGCGCAGGCCGGTCGCGGCGTCGATGAAGGCAAGCTGCGGCTGGTGATGAATGATGATGGTGACCTTGAGGCCAAGCCCACCATCAAGGGCAGCGCCTCGATCTATATGGCATCGTGGGATTTACTGCCGAAGTCGAAGCGCCCGGCGGCGTCATGCACGGTGTTTGAGGCTCCCACCGAAAGCTTGTTGATCCTGACGCTGCCGTCGTTCTGCAAGCCCTCTGGTGTTGGCGGCAAGATGGCCGAAGCATTTCCGGGGCCTGCGCGCGCTGGGGCTGCCGCTCCAAATCCTGGCGTCAGTAGTCTCGCCGCGCAGGGTCGCGCCAAGTCTCGCGGCGTCTGAAAAATCCCAGCCGTGGGGTTCACGGCATATCGAAGAAGGAAACCCGACATGCTTGATGAACAATCCAGCGACCAGCCCCGCATGAAGGAAACCGACGCCGACCGTGAGGTCAAGGATGGCGTGTATCGTGTCGCCGCCGGGGAGTTGCGCGCCTTCATTGAGCGATTCGAACGGTTCGAGGCCGAGAAAAAGGACGCCGCCGACGCTCAAAAAGAAGTGATGGCCGAGGCCAAAGCCCGTGGCTATGACACCCGCGTCCTGCGCAAGGTGATCGCGCTGCGCAAGCGTGACAAGGACGATATCGCTGAAGAAGAGGCGGTGTTGGAGATGTATAAGGAAGCGCTGGGCATGTAGCTATGACCCAACGCATGACCGCCGCCGCATTCCGCCTGACAGCCAAGCGCACATGGCGAGACATCGAGGGGCCAATTCACCGCGACATCCTCGCCAGGGTAAAAGAGTTGCTGCCAGACGCCGTGGTACATCACTCCCCGAATGAGGTTGACCTTAAGGGTGCCAACGTGGCGCGCGCGATCTCCAAGCAGCGGTGGAACGGCACGCGCAAGGGCTGGCCTGATCTGGAGATCCTTTACCAAGGCCAGTTCTGGACACTGGAGGTCAAGGCCCCGAAAAAACACCCAACCACGGAGCAAACGGAGTGCGGGCTCGACATTGTGCGCGCGGGCGGGCGCTGGGCTGTCGTTCGATCGGTCAAAGAGGCCGAAGATATTATTGAGAAATGGAGATCAAGATGACAAAAATGCCTAAGCGCATCCAGTTGAGACGCGCCAAAGGGTGGCGAATGCCGGAGAACACCCTGAAGTGCGATAGATCCCAGTACCACGGACGCGGCAATCCCTTCCGCACCGGTATCGACGGAACTGCTGCCGACTGCGTTCACCACTACGCGTTGTTGATGGCAGGATATCTCTGCTTGACGTGCAAAGCGACCTTAGAAGACCAAAAAACGGCGCTGGTTTATGTCAAAGCATATAGGGCCCAGATGCGCGGCAAAAACCTTGGCTGTTGGTGTCATGCAGGAAAACCCTGCCATGCCGACGTTCTGCTGGCTTTTGTGAATGACGGTAGCAGTGGGTGCCTGAATAAGTTCGTGATTCCAGATCGCGGGAAGAAATCGTGAACCGCCTCGAATCCCCCGATCGGCATTTCGCCAAGAAGCTGGCCAGCATCACCAGCACCGAGGAAATGGACGGCTTTCGCAAGGGCCTCTGGGATCAACGACGGCCGCATGTGACCGAGCGCGAGGCCATGAACGCCCGCAGGGATGAATTGAAACGGAGGGGGCGGTGATGTCAGAAAGAAGTTTTTCATCGTCACTCTATCCTGATTGGTCAGGACCGCGCGTGATGCTTCCGTCTTGGGTTGAGATGTATGGTCTCAGGAAAAACGCGGCCCTCGTGGGGCGTGTCTACGCGTCCGCGCCGATCTGGCAACAAGCCGAGGCTGACGGGCTATCGAATATCTCGCCGATCATCGTGAAATTCAACAGGACCCCGCAGGATATCAAGCGTCGAGTTGGAAGCGAGGCGTGGAAGATGGTTCACCGATCTTCGAAAAAAACCAATGTGGACCGTCTCGTTCTATGCCTCTTGGGGGGTTGGACGTTCGAAGAAGCCCTGATATTTCCAGCCAAAGAGAGAAAGCGCGCCAAGGGGTTTTTGCGGCGCAGCAAGTCCGCGATGCTGTTAGCCTGCCGTTTGGCTGCAAGGGCCAACGACCTACAGGCCCAACTGATATTGGCGGAAGATCTTCAGCGCATGGGCGGCACGCTCGATCAAACATGGGGTCGCAAGAGGTTAAAGCGCGAGCATGAAGCTCTCGTTATGAAAAAAATGATGGACAAGGCAGATCCGACACCGTGGGCGAAGTCTTGGTTCCACGATGTCGGTGACTTCACCTTTTCGCTGCTGAAATCGGAGAGTGAGTTGATGATGGAGGGCGCACTCCAACGTCACTGTGTTCGCAGTTACGCCGCGAAATGCCGTGATGGCAAAGAGGTTGTTCTGCGGATTGAGGGCGCGGAGCGTGCAACCGCCTCGTGGCGCATCGGCGAGCGTGGCATTCAGGTTGCCGCCTTCTCGAATACCGAGGTTAGTGATGATTGCAAAAAGGCCGCCGGATGGGCGCGGCAAGCATATGAACGGAGGGGGCGGTGATATGACCCAGAACACCAGTTCAGCGGTAATGCAGCAACGCTCTGAACCGCACAACAGCCTAGACGACTTCCCCACGCCACCTTGGGCAACTAGGGCGCTGTGCGAGCGCATTGAAAGCCCCGCGCATTCCGGCGGGATGACGTGCCGGGAACCTGCTGCCAATCGGGGGCATATGTTCATGCCATTGCGGGAATTCTTCGGCGAAGTCGAGGCGTCTGATATCCACGATTACGGCGCTGGTTTTCCAGTCCAAGATTACCTTTTCGGGCCGCTGCCGTCTACTGTTGATTGGACTATCACCAATCCGCCTTTCCGGCTGGCGCACCAATTTATTGATCGCGCACTTGCAACATCTGAGCGCGGCGTGGCGGTTATTGTTCGGTCTGCCTTCTTGGAGGGAATCGGGCGCTATAACGACCTGTTCAGCGTGACACCGCCAACGGACATTATGCAATTCTCTGAGCGCGTAGTGATGCACAAAGGCAAGCTGTCGGCCAAGGGATCAACCGCAACCGCCTATTGCTGGCTGGTCTGGAAACATCCTAAACAGCCGCATGATGGGACAGAATTCAGTTGGATCGCTCCATGCCGTAAGTATTACGAAAGACCGGGGGATTACGAATGACCCGCCGATCCCGCCTTAAATCCAGGCATCTCGCCCGCGCCTTTCAGCACTTTCAGAAGCGCGTTCAGGAACGGGTGGAGCCCCTACACCATGTCTGCGCCCGCTGGCTGTTTGACAATATCATCGCCGACATCAACAGCGGTGAGCCTGCGGTGATGCGCTTCAGGGGCCGCACTCTGAACAAGGACCGGCGCCTTTGGATGATGGACATCGGCGGGACAGAGTTCGGCGTCATATTCGATCACGATCTGGGCGCGCCGGTCACGATCCTGAGCGACTTTCATGTCGAGCGAAATTTCTATTCGAAATGCGTCCTGATTAAGCCAGATGTGAGGCCCACAAAATGAACCGTACCCTGCACGCCGTCCTTGAGACCTCAGACACGGAAGGCACTGATCGAATGGTGCTGGTGGTCCTTGCTGCCTGCGCCGATTGGCAAGGCCGTGTTGCGATATCAAACCGGAAGATTGCAGACTTCACGGCAATGGGCAAATCAAACGCCTCGAAGATCGTAAATCGCCTAATTGATGTGGGCGCTTTACGTGTCATTACCGAGGGTGGCGGGCGCGATCACCCAGCAATGTATGAGGTTGTGAGGGGTGATTTAGGGTGGACAGAACCAGAACAGAATATGTCCGCACAAGTGGACAAAATAGACAGCGAGCCACCGCCGCCCGAGGATTACACTTGGAAAACCATGGTCGGTGTTGTCGATGTGGACGAAGATGGAACCGCATCCGCCAGGCGCGGCACGGACCGTGATGATTCATGGCTGGCGGCAATAGATTTCGCCACCGCACCACCCTGCCCCACCCCTGCTTTAGAGGTGGTGGGGCAGCAGTTCATCCCTCAATGCTTCCCCCAGGATGACGTGGGCCGCCTGCTGACCGCCGCGGGAGTGGCAACAGCCCCAGATGACGCGCCCCTGCTATGGTTCCGCGCCGAGCATAGCGGATCTGTGGCACCAACTGTCGAGGCACTAGGCTGTCAGTCCGTCAATGAGGCGGTCGCGCTGTTGCAGGGCGTCCGTGCGGCAAAGGGATCTGCGATGGACCTGCCGCGCAAACTGTCCGATCTGGTCAGGTGGGCACAATGAAGAAGCCAGTATGGCGTTCCATTGAGACAATCCCGCGCGGTATCTGGGTTGAGGTCGAAACTGTGACCGGGCTGATACGTGAAACGCGAATTCCAAAACATTGGACTGAGTGTCGGTTCTGGGAGAGGAACAGGCTGCACTGTTTTAGTAGGGCTGGCGGTGATTTAATTGCGATCAAATGGCGGCCAAAGTTTGAAATTGTCGGAAATATGGCATGACCTACACGCGCAATCCCAAAATGATCGAAGGCCCCAGCGTTTCCACCGAGACCTTGATTTGTTACCGAGGGTGCGGCACAGTGAAACTGTTCAGGATTCACAAAGGCAGATTACCCATGAATAGCCAGAACAGCAAGCCCTTTGGTCCCGCCAATGTGGGATTTTTCATATGAAGCATGGCCTCGAATGGTACAAGCGCGAGCCCCGAGCGATTATTGACGCTAAACGGGCCGCGAAGATGTCCTGCAGGCAGGCGGCTGTCTACGATCTACTGATAGACTTGATCTATGAGGGCGCAGGCGAGACACCTCATGAACCGCAGTATGTGGCCGGGCACTTTTCAGACATAGGAACAGCGGCGGCCAGGCGTGCGATTGATGACCTGATTGGCATGGGGAAAATCACCAAAACCGGCGACATGCTGACCAATAAACGCGCTGGAAACGAAGCGAAAACGCGACGGAACCTGAGTGAAACCCGAGCGGAAACGGGACGAATTGGCGGTATTTCCAGCGGGGTTTCACGTCGAAATGGGGGTGACGTCAATAACGAAAACAACGACTTAGATGAAGCAACCGCTTCAAGCAAAAAGCAAGCAGAGAAGAGTAGAGTAGAGGAAGAGGGTGGTAAAATAATAGATAAATCTATTATTCCACCACCTGCAAATGGCGGTGGTTTTTCAGATGAGAATTTTGAAGATTTGGTGACCGCCCTCGGGTTCACAGATCACGACGAACTTCCGAAGGCTTGGGAACCGAACGCCCCCCCAATCATCGCATGGCTTGAATCAGGTCTGAGCGCTGCCCAGATCATCGAGGTTGCGAAGGCCAGCCGAAAGATACACCCAGACCCACCAGCCACGCCCCAAGCTCTCGATGCTGCGATGAGCGCTGCCCGGCCAAAAAACGGTGCAACTCGCCTGACCGAGGATGAGCAGCAGGCCGTCGACGTGAAAAACCTTAAATCCGGTAAGGATTATCTTTGCCGCTCGATCACCGCCAGTCGCGCCGCCCAGCTGGTAGCGGCCGACCTCGTGACGCCTGACCAGTGCAAATCAGCAGGAGTGAGTTTATGACCAGAACCGAGGGAATCATCCGCCGCGTTGCCCGTGCCCACCAGATGCCGGTAGCCGACCTGATCGGTCCCAGCCACGCCGCCGATATCTGCGCAGCCCGCCACATGGCGATGGATATCATCGACAAAGACCTGAATTTAAGTCATTCTCAGATCGCAGCAGCCTTCAATCGTGAGCGATCAACCGTTTCAAGCGCCCTCGACCGGATCGACATTCTGCGCAAGAATCACGAGGGATTCGCGGAAATGCATGATCGCCTTATCGCAAAAACCGCAGCGAAACCGAAGCGAGGATTTATCTGGAGAGGTCGCCCCACGTTTATTTCAGGACGCACAGCATGAACATCACCGCAGCCCAACTCGCCGTTGCCTACCACTGGCCACGCGACATGGCCCCCATCCCAGCCTTCGAAAATGCCGTGCGCAGGGCGATGGTGAAAGGCGTGGAAAAGCCCAAAAAATACGTTGCCGCCTCATGGAATAATCCACACGCAAAAGCCCGCACGGGCAACATCAGCGCCATAGAGGCCCATGTTCTGACATTGGCGTCAAACCCTGCGGGCGTGATCCGTAACAGGGCTCTCGCTGCCGCTGTGGGTGTCGGTCGATCCAGCATCAACAGCTTTTGCGCCGGTCTAATCACTGCCAGGCTTGTGGAGACCGAGAAGGAAGGCCGGATTATCAAGATGCACATCACAGAGGATGGGAAAAAGGCACTAGCGAAGTGGAAGGCCACCTGAATGCGGGCTGACAGGATCACAAGCGGACGAGCGGCTGGCGTCGACTTCCAAGGCTTCAAGGGTGCGCAGCTCGCGGTTCTGCTCCACTTGTCGGCAATGGCGGATCCCGATGGACTGATCCAAGCCGGTGGCGCCGACATCGCAGAGGCGGTGGGTGTCGATCTCAGCACCGTGCGCCGGGCTATCTCAGCCTTGGCGGATCAAGGTGCCGTCCGCACGGCCTGTCACGCCAAAGGACCGGGCCTGCCAGCAATCTATGAAGTGCAGCGCGCCATTGAATTTAATGGACAAAAAGACCCTGACAACGCAAAACGCCTACCATACGAACAAAAAAAACGTGGCCTCTCGCATTCCTCAGTGGTCCGTGATGCGTTCGGAACCGCTATCAACGGCGTCAGAGAGTTTCTGGAGTGGGCAAAGCACGCACAAAGCGGGAACGTCTGCATTTATCATCTCGGACAGATCGGATTCGACCGCAGCAAGAGCGCGGACCTCGACCTGCTCGCCCAGACAGTCGGGCTATTCCAGGAACATCAATTCGTTTCGATAGGTCAGCACAGCATTCCAATCGTCGCAGGCAGGCAGATCGCATACACCGCCGTTCGCACCGGTGGAGGCCGGGCCCCCAAGTATGTCCTCAACGGCAAAATCACCGCGATCGACTACCAGGCCCTCAAAATCATCATTCTCCGATCCGCCGATATGTCAGCGGCCCGCGCCCTGCGCTATGGATTGGCCGTGCCGGAAAAGACCGCAAACGCAATCCTCGACGGGCTGAAGAAGCGAAAGCTGGTTGTTGCGGCCGAGGTCGGCAAGGGGATGGAATTGAGCGATGCGGCGAAAAGGATGGCACTGTGACATGGATATTCAAACCGGACCAACTGCCGGGTTATCCCTCTGTGCTGGAGCAGGCGGGCTCGACATGGGATTGCAACTCGCAGAACCCGGATTTGAAACCCGATGCTTTGTCGAGTGGGAAAAAGCCCCTCAAGACGCAATCATCGCAGCCCAACGCGCCGGATACTTTGCCCCTGCCCCGATCTGGGACGACATTACCACCTTCGACGGAAAGCCTTGGCGCGGCATCTGCGACACTATCCTCGCCGGATATCCATGCCAACCGTTCAGCGCCGCAGGACAGCGTAAGGGCCACGACGACGACAGACACCTCTGGCCCGACGTTGCCCGGATTATCCAAGAGGTCGAGCCCCGATGGGTTTTTCTGGAGAATGTCGCCGGGCACATTTCCCTCGGCGCCGAGTCCGTGCTGCGAGAGTTACGAGACATGGGCTACACGTCTTCGGTGGGCGCATTCTCAGCGGCTGAAACTGGCGCGGCGCACGAACGGCTGCGGTGGTTCTGCGTGGCCTACCGCGGCGGCACGGGATTGGAAAGACACACCGGGGATGGCTTTGGAGGCGACCAATCCAGACGGATCGACAAGGAAACGCGAGGATCAACTTCCAAGGGTCGCCCATACGTTTCACCACCCGGCCCTGGAGACAGCGCCGCATGGGCCGCCGTCCTTAGTCACTCGCCCGATCTCGCGCCAGCTATTTCACTCCGCGATATCAAACGTGCCTGCGACCACTTTGCGACGATGGTTGCGCGCGGGGAATTGGCGGAAGGCGAGGCTCAATCCCGGATTTGTGGGATGGCTGATGGGATGGCCCAGCGGACACGCGCTCTCAAACTGCTGGGAAACGGAGTACATCCACTGGCAGCAGCAAATGCGTGGCGTGATCTGGCAACTGCCCACGGTCTCGGGCCCGTGGATTTGGGAACCGCCGACCGAGACAACGCAACCGGAACAGATGGGATTTGAGTTGTGAGTGCCCCACCAATCCAAGAGAACATAATCAGGAGACCCCCAAATGACGATGACACCTGAGCGCTACATTCAACTCCGCGAGATATCCAAGGCTGAAAATTATGTCCGCGGTGAATATCCGCCTGCGCACCTGGCCGAAGTTCTGGATGAGATCGAGCGTCTGCGTGGCGATGATCCAGAGTTTGTTTTTCAGATGGGTGACGAACCATCGATCGAGTTCAAATGGAACCATGTGAATGCGCGGTCCGGATATCCTGACCTTGATCTGGACAAGATGGAGCGCGAAAGAGACCTATACGAGCGCGGGCACTGCGATGTCATCTCGGAATTCGAGATTAAGGATATGGAGTGGAAATCAGGTATCGGGTGGATCAAGATGCGCCTATCGCAACTGAAAACCGTTGATGAATTCCGCGCTGAACGTAAGGTCGAGCGGGAAGCGGCGAAGAAATCCGGCATTATCTGCCCGACGTGCAAGGCCAACGAATTGAAGTGGACCGGCAGTCTGGGGCCTTATACCGATGTGATGTGCAATGCGACCTGTGCCTGCGGATGGCATGGGTTGATCTGATGACAGGTAAAGTATGACATGGACCCTCAATCGGACAGCAGCACCAATTATAATCTGCCCGTCGTTGTCGTGGAAAAGCGCAGCAATCGTCAGAAGTATGATGGAACCCAACCACTCCGCGTGATGGAGATGGCCGCAAAGGGCATGTGGCCCGAGGAATGGCTGGTCGAATTCGGGATTGTGCGCAGTACGCTCTATGAGTGGTGCAACACGCACCCGGAGTTTGAAGAAGCCGTCGAGAACGCTTGGGAGATACTCCACGCATGGGCGGCAAAGAAATGGCGTGAGAACCTGAGCAACCCCAACTTTAAGAACTCCATGTTCATGGAAAAACTGCGGCGCCGGATGCCTAGCACGTTCGGATTGACCCCAGACCTGACATCTGAGGGCTTCAAGCACCGCAACGACCCACCGCCTCCCGCACCAGGAACAGAACCCGCCGCCGCCATCGGTGACACCCGATCGGCAGAACTAGACGACATCGAAAAGCAGATCGAGGCGCTAAAGATTCGGCGCGCACATGAAGGAGAGAAGACGTGATGGCAAATCCAAGCGGGCTGCGGTTCATCGCAGATCTCATAAAGGAATGGCTGGACTGGAGTTCAGTAAGCCGATCAAAAGAGCGCCTATCGACTGATGGCGATACCGCAATCATGTCGCTGCCTGTGCCGTTCTGGCCAAAGCACGCTCAAATGGAGGGCTGGATCGAGACGATGAAAACCGGAGCCGACCACATCGACCGCCTGAACGCCGCCCTCGCTGAATGGTCCGTGGCCCGCAAGGACGCGATCCCAGCATCGCCAGAGACGTGGACGCGACTGGCAAAAGCCGAGGGCGCGCTGCAGGCGTTGGCAAACGAAGGAGAGAAGACATGACCGACCATGAGAACAGCCTGTCCATCAAGGACCGCCTGCGCAAAGCCATGGAGGAAGGCGCGACCTTCCGTCTGGCCGATGTGGACCCGATCAAAATGAAACCGGCGCCGCATGGCGACAATTTCAAGGTGGTGAAGTGAAGCACCCTGCGCAACATATCTGGGATCTAGGCACAGGTAGCCGGAATCACCAATACGGCGAATGCGCGCTCTGTTCGGAATACGGCGTCACTGATCACAGGGAAACCAAGCCACTGAACGGCACGGATCTCAGCACCAGAACGACGACAGGGTATGTCGTGCAGTTATTGCGGTCTAGCAGGGGGAAGAAGTGATGATCGGGCATTGGCAAATCGTGTGGCTATGGAATCCGGTCAAATGGGATATCGACTTTGAACGGATTGAAAGCCTAGACGGCGATGGCGGCAGTTATCTTTGCTTAACGCTGGCATGTTTCGGTCCGCTGCGCGTGGGTTACCACCACTACCCACCCGAATGAACGCCATGCCCCCCGACGCTCAGATCGCCGCACTGCGCGCCCGGCAGCTTGCCCTATTGGAAGAACAGGACATCGAGCGGGCACAGGAATCGTTTCTAGCCTTTTACATGCGGATGACCAGGTTTGAGCCCGAGCCGCACCACAAAGTGATATGTCGGCTGCTCCAGTCTATGGAGGAGGATAAGGTCGACCGGGCGATGGTGTTTCTGCCGCCTCGAATGGCAAAGAGTGTGCTTTGTTCCCAGCTATTCCCAGCATGGCTTATCGGCAAATATCCCAAAGAATATCTGATGTCTGGCGTCCACACGCAAAAATTCGCTGACAAGATGGGCAAGATTGTCAGGAACCTGATCAGATCGCCGCTCTATCCGTTTGAGACGCAGTTGGCCGCCGACAGTCAGGCCAAAAGCCAATGGGCGACAACGGAGGGCGGCGAATACAATGGTTTTGGCCTGATGGGCGGGTCTACACACGGCAACCCGGCGTCATGGTTGTTTATGGATGACCTGATCAAAGGCCGGAAGATGGCGCAATCACCGCACATGCGGGATGAGGCGTGGGAAACGTACCGGGCCGACCTTCTCACCCGCCTGCAAGGGCGCAGAAAGCAACTATTGGTAATGACTCGATGGCATCCAGACGATCCGGCCGGTCGCATTCTGCCGGAGGATTACGACGGCAAGACCGGTTGGTATCGGGACCGCGAGACAGGCGAAAAATGGTTCGTTCTCAGCATTCCTGCGCTTTGTGAATACGACAATGATCCGGTCGGTCGCAAGATTGGCGAATGGCTCTGGCCGTCGATGTGGGGTGAAACGGCTTGGGGCGGAATCAGAAAGCGCGGCGGGTATATTTGGGCGTCTCTGTTCCAGCAGCGACCCAGCCCCGACGAAGGCCTGATGTTCAATCGGGACCACATCCAACGCTACTCCAAAGCTAGCCTCGACCTGACCGCGCTGCAAATCTACACGGCATCGGACTATGCCACGAAGGACGAAGCGGGCGCGCCCGATCCCGATTACACCGTTCATATGGTCTGGGGTGTGGATCAGGACTGGAATATTTATCTGCTCGATATGTGGCGCAAGCGCACGGAGTCGAACAAGTGGGTGGATGCGTTCATTGCTCTTGTGAAAAAGTGGAACCCACTGCGCGCCGTGGAAGAAGCCGGGCAAATCATTGGATCGGTCGGTCCCTTCCTCGAAATCCAGTTGCGGCAGGAAGCGGTATTCGTGAACCGCGTCCAGATGACCAGTTCGACATCGAAAGAGCAGCGCGCGCACTCCCTGCTCGGAATGGCGGCCATGGGCAAGATGTTCCTGCCCAAGCCCACTGAGGTCGGGCCCGAATTGCTGGCCGACATGGAGGCATTCGAAAAAGAGTTGCTGCAATTCCCCGGTGGCCGCCACGATGACACGGTAGATACTGCCACCCTGTTTGGACGGTTTCTGAACCGGATCATTGCCGGAAAGCGTCCAGATAAGAAGAAATCGCCGCACGGGGAGACCCTCAATGAGCTATTCTCTCGCCACGAGAGCCAGCAGGATCAGGATTAAGCACAGATGGACACCCGCAAGACCGTCCCGTCGACTGCCGCCGCGCGCGAGGGTGATCCAACCGTGCCGTATGAGCCGGTCCGCGACAACATTCAGGACGCACCCGAGACAGATCAGGAAGCGCAGGAAGGTGGATCATCTGAGGCGTGGCAGTTCTGGAATAAGCAACTTGCCGCGGCACTCGTGCATGAACGCCGGTTTCGCAAAGAGGCGCAATCCAGCGAAAAGATGTATTTTGGCCCCGACAATGACGACGGCAACCGAAACACCGACATCAGCACGCTGGACAAGATTGACGATAAGGTCAGCCTGATCCACGCGACCGTCGACGTTCTACGCCCGCTGGTTTACTCGGACACGCCGCAACCGCTGATCCGGCGCCGGTTCCGGGGCGATGGCAACAGTACCGACCACACCGCCATGATGTCGGCAGAGGTCGGGCAGCGCATGGCGCAATTCTTCATCGACACCAGCGACTTCGACAATGCGATGATGGGCGCGCGTGATGATTGGTTGATCGCAGGACGTGGTGGCGTGCGCGTCAGTTATTCCGCAGAGTTCGCCGATATCGAGATCACCGACCCGACGACCGGCCAGCCTGTCGCGCTGGAGGTCAAGACCAGCGAAGACGTGTCGGTCAACTATTCGCCATGGGAGCGCACGCTTCTGGCGCCCGCATCGTCGTGGGTTAAAATGCCATGGCTTGCGTTTGAGAACCCGATGACGCGCAAGGATATCGAGGATCGGTTTGGTGAGGAAAAGGCCGCGAACATATCTTTCGACACCAAGGGCCTGACCGATGCCAGCCGCGCGCCTGGGGATGATGACCGGAACCGCAACACAGCCTCGATCGCTGATACCGAGACCGGCGCGCTGACAAAGAGCCCGTTCGACACCACTATGGTTTGGGAAATCCAGAACAAGCAATCTGGTGAGGTAATCTGGTGGTGTGAAGGCTACACCAATGACGTTCTCGACCGCGCAGATGATTTCCTGAACCTCGAAAAGTTCTACCCCTGTCCCAAGCCT